CCACCTAAAGCACCACCCAAGGCACTTGTGCCGTAGTTGCGGTAGTTAGGTGACTCAGTAGTCATGCCGAGATTTGGTAAATTTATACCCAAACCAGCAGAAGAGATGCCCAGTTTCTCAAGTCCCAGATTACGCATAGCATCGAGTTGAGCTTGCTCAAACGCTTGTCTTGTACCGCCAAGACCTAAGACAGTCTGACCGCCTTGCAACGCTTGCTGTCTTGAATACTGTGCGAGCTGTGACGCATCCCTAAAACCAGCCTGTCTTAGACCTGCCGAAGCCTTTGCAGACTCACGCAACGCTGCCTCATTTAGCATTCCTTGCGTGATGCCTTGGCGCGAGCCACCAAATGCTCTTGCAGCCGTAGCCTTACCGCGCTCTGTTAAATCTGCCATCTGCCTTTGCTTTTCAATGTCTTGCATTGTCTGCTCGACGACTTGTTGCTCGTAAGGGTTTTGGAATTGGGAAATACTCTCACCAGTAAATGGCGTAAGCGATGTATTGACAAGCTGCTCTTCGCCAGCCTGATACATCGGATTAAATCCAGCAAATTGCTTATACGGCAATGCAGCAGCAACATTCCTGCCTTGCTGCACATTTTGTAAATAAGCCTTCTTTAAATCAGGATCAATCGACTGAGTTTGTACCGTAGTACCGCCACCTTTACTCATAATAAACCCCTTAATTTTGTCTTTGGAATTGACTCGCTATTTATCATATCGAGCAACCCTCTTCCATACTTCTGTACTGCTGATTTCTTGATGACATACTCGCCAAGTTGAGTTTTGCGGTATGCGTCGTCTGGTCCTGCTGGGTTACCGCCAAAGGTGTTTTGTCTTGTAGCCATGCCTTGTAAAAACTTTGGCACTCCAATAAAGCCACCCATGTAGTCGCCACCGTCACCGCCCCCAGAGCCACTTCCAGAGCCACCGTCGCCTGATGAACTAGAGCCACCGTCGCCTGATGAGCCATCGCTTCCGACAGCGCCACCACCACCGCCACCAGTAGCACCGCTATCTCCTGCTGCGCCACCGCCAGTCGCTGCGCCAGCAGAAGCGCCTTCTCCGCCTACATCGCTACCCATGCCAGTAGAGCCAGCGCCAGCAGGACCGTCAGCACCTGCTGCTGTGCTTGCTCCCGCAGCAGTAGCTGCATCGCTTTGAGCATCTAAGCCACTTATGGCATTAACTGAATTTACGCTAGTGCTTGACAGGGCATCCATTATTCCAGAAGCTATTGCAGCAGCTATTGGAGAGATAGACTGATTAGATATGGCGTATCCAAAATCACCAAACGCAGAGCCAGTTGGTGAGCCAGAAGACGATATGCCTGTCCCGCTACTAATTCCATCACCGCCACCGCCACCACCGCCATACAGACTGTCGCCACCGTTATATTGATAGTTTCCAAAAGATGGGCTTAGTAACCCAAAGCCAGAATAAAGCGACGGGTCATATCCTCCAGTAACTTGATTAGAGTAACTAGGATAGGTGAATGGGGATCGTTGTTGATACCCATACATTATTTTTTCATAAGGTGTCATTGCCACTTATAGCTCCTTGCTTAACATGAACCATTTTGGTTCATATCCTTCATCTTTTAGGAATGTCTTTTCCCATCCTTTGCGACCTGCGAGCGTAACTCTGGCGCATCCCAGTTGTTTAGCCCAAGACTCAATGACGGGTCTCATTGATTTGAGTTCATCTAGGTTTCCACCAGCCAAGAAGTAATGCAATACCTTGACCTGTGGGTAAACAATAATCTCTGTGATGACTGCCGAATTGTTGTGATTCCAGATTTGAAACCTGCCATCACTTACACCTTGGGCAACATCCTCAATCGTGTGCGTTCCTGCCGAGTATTTTAATGCCGACTCGATAGGTTCTCGCAACCTCCAAAACTCGTCGATGTCGCTCACCTCTTCCCCATCGGGACTACCTCAACTCTGTTTACGCCAACTCTCCAGTCCTCTAGGACTGCACCCGTGTACCTGATCTTGACCTGTCTTGCAGCGAATCTCACATCTGTCGGTTGCGCTGCTGCATACGGTCCATAAGTCGTCTCAGTCGAAGTCGGATACATCCGAGCCTTGAAGGACACCACAACCTCACCCAAGGTCTGCTCGTCTGGAATAACTTGCTTAACGCTCATTATGTTGTCGCCATTACCTATCTCAAAAGGACCTGATTCCACGAATGGGGAAGCCCCGTCGTATGCGTAACCGACTTCGTGCTCAAAGATGTAGCCGTCAGTTGAGATCATTAAGGGATAGGTGTAGACACCCCGATCAGTTCCAGCAGTCCGAGACAAAGTGCCAATCGACCAATGCCCTTCACGATAGTTGTAAGTGACATAAGAGTCGTTCTCATTGCTGGCGCTCGATGGATAGAACCAGATGCACTCACCGTACTTACTATTGTGGACAGCGTAGACCTTGCTTGACTGGTTGTAGTTGATGTTCTGGAAAACATAGTCGCCAACATCTGAAGGCAAGGGCTTGACATAGCCGTCATATATCCAGAACCCTGACTTCGACATCCATATGGCTGCCGTGTCAATGGCTGCTACGGCTTGCGAGCTGATCACGCCACAACCCGATCCCGCCTTCTCAAACGAGTACACATAAGGCAGTCCGATGTAGCTAGCAGCGTGGACATCGACATCTGTAAAGATCAGATTGACACCTCGGACGCGCTTACCGCACTTTATTGATCCGACTGAGTTGATCTCAAAGTCACCTGCCTGATTGGTTGCAGCAGGTGTCCAGACTGTATTGTTTTCTTGATCGCACCACGATACCTTGCGCGGGTTACCTGACGCGCCAAGAGCAAAGACAAATCTTTCTGCTGTCGTCATCACAGCTTCGCAACCCGTTGGCGCGTTGACGATGGCAATAGCCCTTGTTGGCGTGACAAAGCCTAGCTGCCACTCAAGGAGCTGACCGTCAGCGTTGGAGCACGCAACAAGGTATTCGCCCCAAGTGTCCATTGACCAAGTAGTCGCTGGAATAAGACCACCCAAGTCTGGACGCGCCACACCATAGGCATAACTTCCATAAGTGCCGTAGCCATAACCTGTTTTTATGGTTGCGTCTGTAATGCCAGTTGTAAAGGTGACTGGTGTAATGTCTTTCAAAACACCAGCCTCACTCATTGCGTAGAGCTTTGTAGGAGTTCCAGCAGCAATGTAGCGTTCATCGGAGTTGGTACGCCATGTCAGCATTCCACGACTGACACCAGTCATTTGTGATGCTGATCGCTTACGCCACCCGCCCACAGGTCTCAAGGTGTTCTCGAACCACCTGATAAGGTTTGAGTCGAACCAGCGCCCCGCAGACTGGTACTCAGTACCGTTGCGGTAGATTCCTGCTGGGATTTTTAAGGGTACGAGTGCCATAGGGTCTAATTATGCTGAAAGATTGGACACAAAGGTAACCGTCACAATGACAGACGGTATAGATGGTCTTGTTGGTGTGGAGCTGGCAGCGTAGTGCTCGATGTATGCGCCAACATCTGAAGTGCGCCACATGAGTTCAACATAGTCATTTGTGTCAAGACTTACAAAGAAGTTAATTGCACAAATAATATGAAATGGGTCTCCTATGCTCTTTCGCGGTGCTAGTCCAAAGCGTGAGTTTGACTTGTCGATGTTTGTGCCGTTCTTTCTAAACCAGATGTCAACATCCACAGACGCATTCGTCGTGTTTACTAACTGCACGCTAAATTGAATGTTATAAATCCCAGCCTGAGACACATTAAACCTTGACGAGTTTGACAAGGTTACGCCATTGTTGAAGTCTGTCGTATCAAATGTGATGGCGTAGGCAGTCGTCGTATTGGCTGCCGTCTGGTCTGTGCCGTCTTGGAATGCCCCGTAAGGGTTGTTTAGAAACCTACCACCGCGTGGTGACGCAATGGATTGCAAGGCATTGGTTAACTTCAAGAAGAAGGTGCGCAACGCACCATTAGTCTGCGCAACCGTCAGACGGTCATAAGTATCCTGCGGATTAGGCAGGTCTGGCGTGGCAGGGGTCTGGAGCTGCTGGTAAAGATTCGTCATACTGCCTTGTTGTATTCGTCTTGAGTCAGCAAACCGATGGCGTATTTATTCTGAGGTCTGAAGATGGTGAGCTTTTGCTGACGCAATGCTGGCGCAAAGGAGATGTGAGTCCAGCCCTTATCGCCAAACTCGTGAATCATCTGGTCAAACTTGATACCTGCTGCGTCGATAGCCTTGCAGACTTCGAGTGGCGTGCCAAAGCCTCTACACACAAAGTCAATAGCCCAGCCGTCCATGTGACTCGATACCTTGCTACCGCCCACCGCCACATTGACCTCTGGCAGTCGTATCCATGAATTTATGTTGATAGGCTTACCAAGTAGCTCTCTGACCTTCTCCATGCCAGCAGCAGCCACCTTCATGTTCTCTAGTTGCTGTGCGTCTGGTTGATTGTTTATACCGAGCCTTGTGGCGGTGTCGGAGTGCGTTGCCTCTTCAAGTGTGAAGTGTTCACTTAGTTGCATCGTCTTCTCCCACAATGGCTTTTGCAATGGCATTTGATGCCTTGCGTCCTGAGATACCGCCCATTGTTCCCACTCCCATAAACGCAATGGCTTTCAAGATTTCAAGAAATATTGCGTCGATTGGTGCGAGTTCGGTCTCTTGCTTCTCAAAGCCGATGAGCCACAAAGTACCAAACGCAATGCCAAGTACCATGATGGTGATCGACTTGACGACGAATGCCCAGACTTGAACCTCGACCTCTTCGACAGTAGGCTTCGGACGGTTGACCTTAGCCAGCAATAGTTGCTTTAAGAATTCAATCATTT